CATCGTTGAGTAGTGGACATTCTTTAACTACTATAGTTAATTGCATGTATAACCACTTAGCAATGAGATTTTGCTGGAATGAAGCCAATGAATGGAATAACAAATTGTGTTACTCCTTCTCAAAGTACGTTTACCTAGTTGTTTTAGGAGATGATCACGTTTTTGGCGTTCATGACGATTTTAAGGATAAGTTTAATGAAATTACTATTGCAAACCACATGATCAAGATTGGATTAAAATATACTACTGAGACCAAGACTGTAGCAACGAGAGCGTTGCGAAACATTTCTGAAGTTTCTTTTTTGAAAAGAAGCTTTAGATTTGATCCTGTTATTGGTAGGTATGTTGCTCCTTTGAGCATGGAAGTAATTCTTGAGACCCCTTATTGGACAAAGGATCACGATTGTTGGGATATAACAAAAACAAATTTTGAAACAAGTTTGCTGGAGTTGTCCCTTCATGGTGAAGAAATATTTAACCATCATGCCAAGATCATGATCCCTTTGGCATCAGAAGCTCTTTCAGGCGGTGGGAAATCTTACTATCCCGAGAGATCTACTTACTTCGCCAACTTCGTGTTTTGTACGAACATGGAGTTTTTCTTTTAATTCTTTTATTTTCTTTTTCTTTCTTTATAAAATATAAAAACACCAAAAACAATTTAAAATAAAAAGACCAAAAACATCGTGTCATTTAATTGACACACCACCTGCCCTGGACATGGCGTAAAACTGTCTATACAACAATATGATTAGTACAACTAAAGATTTAAATGATCCGCACCGTTTCTTGCGCTTAGGAAATGAGAGTGGGGCCTTTATTATAAGCACCAATTATCAAAAAGAGTTAATGCAAAGTTATTCTTCTTTGCCCTACTATATGAGTCCGCAGATGGGAGATGTAGCTCCCCCGGGCACCAATGACAATCATGCCGTTGTAATGAGTATATCTTCTGTGTTGAAAAATACAGCCTCTGATACTACTGATCTAACAATTAAATCTTTTCTAGCGAAACCCATTGAGTACACTAGCGGAACTTTAGCTACGACAGATACTTCGAGTACTTACTCTCCATTCAATGTCTTTAGTCCAATTGCGACTGAGCCTATGTTGCTTGCTAAGGCAAAAGGAGTGTTTGGTTTGAGAGCAACGTGCGTACTTACCCTTACGGTAAATGCAACACGTTTTCAACAAGGAAGATATCTACTGTGCTTTTTACCAGCTGGTGGTTCTAATCAAAACTTAACATCGTGGCAAATTATGCACAGTTATGATAAGACTATAGTTTCTCAGCTCCCCCACGTAGAAGTTGACCTGGCTACGGATACTCAAGTTCAATTAAAGATACCTTATGTTTCTTTTATGAACGCAGCTCCTATGGTCACTGATACGGTAACCGGTTTTACTATCGGAACTCCTGGTAGAGCTTTTATCTATCCATATTCACCTTTGGTGGCTGGATCAGGTTCTACAACTGCTTCATACACCTTATGGGTGCATTATGAAGACGTTGAGTTGCTTGGAAATATGGCTCCTCAAATGGGTAGAGTAAAGACAGATAAGCGTTCTAAAGGTAGTTATTTACAAGAGGAACAAAGACAGCCAGGTTTCTTAGAAACCTCGGCTAGAATTGTTGGCAAAGTTGCAAGTGTGTTAGCACCCATTCCTCTGCTGTCTGAGTTCGCTAAACCAGTCAGTTGGATTGCTGATAAGGTTGCTGGGGTAGCATCCATTTTTGGGTGGAGCTCTCCTATAAGTGTTGCTGATACTGAGCGAAATAGGCTAGAAATAAATCCTTACCTGTGTAGTGGAGATGCAAAGGTAAATGCCACTAAATTATCTTTGAAAAAAGATAATAATGTTGACGTTTTGCCAGGTTTCGCCGCAACAGATATTGATGAACTATCTTTTAATTACTTGAAAGATATTTACAGCTATTATCGTCAGTATACTATTGACACTTCTACGGCAGATGGTGCTTTAGTGGCTTCTATTCCTTTGTGTCCTACAGAATTCTATAATTCTTATGCAGGAACAACTTCTGGTAGAATTATTTCACCTACACCTATAGCTTATTTAGGAACTCTCTTTCAGTATTATAGAGGGGGTCTTAAGTTCAAATTTAAATTCATTAAGACTGAATTTCATTCTGGGCGAGTTATGGCTGTGTTTTTCCCTTATTCTGAGGATTTTTCTAATACGCAAACATGGAATATAGCCCAGGCTGATTACGTGCACAAAACAATAATAGATCTACGATCTTGTAATGAGTTTGAGATGGAAATTCCATACGTTTCAACCAATTGTTGGAAACATACTGGAACTACTCCTTCCTCA